GGTCGTGGCAGAAGAGATGAATATATGGATGGAGTTTTAAGGACTCCTCTTAAATCGCAACAACCATAAAAGGAGACAAAGATGGCAATAGTACAAGCAGTATGTAATACTTTTAAACGAGATTTGCTAAAAGGATTTCATGATTTTGCAAACGGTGGGTCTACATTTAAAATTGCATTGTTTGAATCAGGTGCAACTTTAGGTGCAACTACGGAAGATTATTCAACAAGTAATGAAACTACAAATACATCAGGATCAGCTTATGTAGCAGGTGGACAAGCTTTAACAAATCAATCTGTTACTGGAGGATCAGCAGCAACAACAGCATATGTTGATTGGAGCACTGATCCACAATGGACATCAGCTAGCTTTACAGCAAGAGGTGCAATGATATATAACACCACTACTGATGGAGGCACAGGAACAACTGATGCAGTTTGTATTTTAAATTTTGGTTCTGATTTTACAGCAACCAATGGTACATTTACTGTTCAATTTCCGGCACCGGGCACGAGCACAGCTATACTGAGATTATCGTAGGAGTTTAACATGGCATTGATTATCAATGATCGTGTTAAGGAAACCACGACAACAACAGGCACGGGAACCGTTAACCTTGCAGGAGCAAGCACTGGTTTTCAAACTTTTGTTGGAGGTATCGGCACTACTAATACTACCTATTACTGTATTACTATGCAGTCAGGTAGCACGGAATATGAAATAGGTATTGGTACTATTACCGATGCAACTCCTGATACATTATCACGAGATACAGTTTTAGAGAGCACTAACAGTGACAACAAAGTAGATTTTTCTGCAGGTGCAAAAGATGTTTTTTGTACATATCCAGCAAAGAGGGCGCCATCCCCTGTCATGGATCCAACATCTTATGTAACTACACACAATTCTACAATTAGTGATGTTCAAACAATGGACTCCGGCGTTTTAGCTGGTCCTGTCTCAATTACAGGAACGTTGTCCGTAACAGGAAATTTATTTATATTATGAGCACGCTTGAAGTAGATAAAATTATACCACAAGGATCGGGCACGGCTCTTCAAATTGGAGAAAATGGTGACACTATAACATTGCCAGCAGGGACGACGATAACTTTACCTTCAGGTTCAATATCTAATAGTGAATTAGCAAACTCAAGTATTACAATTAACGGATCGGCTGTTTCTTTAGGTGGTTCCACTACTGTACAAGCAGCTTTAACATTTCCAACTATATCTTCTATTAGCCCTTCGGTTATAGAAAATACACAAACAGCAGTAACTATAACAGGAACTAATTATATTTCTATTCCTTTTGTAGATGCAATTAATTCTTCAACAGGAGCTATTGTATCAGCAGACTCTGTATCTTTTAGTAGCGCTACAAGTATTGTAGCAACATTTACTTTACCTGTTGATGGAACATATTTTCTTCGTGTAGAAAATAATGACGGATTAGCTGTAAGATCAGGTTCGGCATTACTTACAGTTTCAGACGCACCTGCGTGGGTAACAGCTGCAGGATCGTTAGGAGAAGTAGATGCTGCGGGAACAATTAGCTTTACAGTAAGTGCAACAAGTGCAACTGCCTACGCAATTCAATCAGGAGCTTTACCTGGAGGTGGAAGTTTAAATACAAGCACAGGTGCTATTACAGGAACAGAATCTGGATCTACACAAGAAACAACATATAACTTTACTATTCGTGCAACAGACGCTGAAGCACAAACGGCTGATAGAGCCTTTTCAATAACAGTTACGCATGGTATATCTAACGCTATGAGGTTTGATACATAATGGCACAAACAGTTTTAACAAGAACACCAAGTGGGGCAGGTAATAGAAAAACTTGGACTTTATCAACTTGGATAAAAAGAGCAGGATTAGGTAATAATATAATATTAGAAGCTAATTCTTCTGGTGGAAGTAGTAATACTAATTACATTGGTGCAAATTTTGGTGGAGGTTATCAATTAGTTTTAGGTGGATGGACTTCAAATTTTTTAGCAACAACACAATTTTTTAGAGATGTTGCTGCTTGGTATCATATTGTTATTAGAGTGGATACTACTCTAGCAACTGCTGATGATAGAATGAGAATTTATGTAAATGGTGAACAAGTAACAGATTTTGGTACAAGAAATAATCCAGGTCAGAATGATGATACAGGACTTAATGCAGCAGTAGAAACAACTATTGGAAAAACACTAGATGGTTTTATGGCACGAACCATATTAGCGGATGGACAATCTTATGCACCAACAGAATTTGGCGAAACAGATTCTACAACAGGAATATGGAAACCAAAATCATTTTCAGGAAGTTATGGTACTAATGGATTTAAATTAGATTTTGGAAATAGTGGTGCTTTAGGAACAGATACTAGCGGAAACACTAATAATTTTACAGTTACTAACGCAGGAACAAATGCTCAAGTTAAAGATACCCCTACTAATGTGTTTGTTACTTCAAATCCTTTGCAAAATGGATACCCTCCTACAAGTAATGTCGTTACGCTTACTCAAGGCAATTTAACTGCTAAAGAAACACAAAGCGCTTGGACTCCTTACGATTCAACAATAGCCACTACTTCAGGAAAATGGTATTGGGAATGTAAAAATGTAAGTGGAAGTCCTGCAACAGGAGTTATGTTTGGTATTCAATCACAAGAAGGTAATGATATAACAGGAATATTTAGTACTGATGGTAGATACCCAGGTTATTATGCTAGTCGTATAGGTTTTTCATATCATGCTTCTGGAACATATTATTATAATGGAACAAGTACAACAACTGGTTCAGTTGCATATACAACTGGTGATATAATTAACTTTGCTTTAGATATGGATAATGGATTTTTATATGCTGGAAAAAATGGAACTTGGAACAACAGTGGAGATCCAACCAGTGCTGGTAGTGGCACAGGAAATGTATACAGTGGTTTTAGTGGTAAACCTATTTCTTCTTGTAATGCTTTAAACGGGACTACTATATTAACATCACTAAATTTTGGTAATCCACCTTTTACTATTGCTTCAGGTAATGCAGACGCAAACGGATTTGGAAATTTTGAATACGCAGTGCCATCCGGGTACTACGCATTATGTACTGAAAACTTAAATCAATACGGATAATATATGGCTTATACAACAATCAACGACCCTTCAGCACATTTTCAAACGGCTTTGTGGACAGGTAATGCAGGAACTCAATCTATTGTAAATGATGGATTATCTAATTTAAAACCAGATTTTTTATGGACAAAAAGAAGAGATGGTGGGGGTCAAAATCATCATGTCGTTGATTCAACGAGAGGAAGTACTGAAACAGTGGTTCCTAATGATACTGATGCAGAAGCAGCAAAAGCTACTGGATGTACTTCTTTTGACACTGATGGATTTTCTATTGGAGCGGATAATAATTATAATAGTAATAGTAATACGTTTGTTGGTTGGCAATGGAAAGCTAACGGAGGTACTACCTCTACAAACAATGATGGCTCACAAGCCACTACAATTCAAGTAAATAGCACAGCAGGATTTAGTATTGTTAAAAGAACAGGAACAGGTTCAGCAGGTGCAACTTATGGTCATGGATTAGGTGTAGTTCCAGACGTTATTATTAGCAAAGGATTAAATACTAATAACTGGTATTCTTATTTTAAAACATTAGGAGGTACTAAGTGGATAATACTTGATGGAGACGGTGCTGCAGTAACGGATGCTAATATGTGGAATGATACAGATGCAACTAGTAGTGTATTTACTGTAGGAAATAGTGGAGGATCAAATGGAAATGCGGTTGATTATATTGCCTATTGTTTTGCTGAAAAACAAGGCTACAGTAAATTTGGTAATTACACAGGTAATGGCAACGTAAATGGTGCATTTGTTTATACTGGATTTAAACCTGCTTTTCTAATGATAAAAATAACAAGTGGTACTAATCATTGGCATATGTTTGATGATAAAAGAGATCCCGATAACGTAGTTCAAAAACATATATTAGCAGATCTTAGTAATGATGAGGGAAGTAATACATGGGGTGATTTTTTAAGTAATGGTTTTAAATTAAGAACAACTTTAGTTGGTGTAAATGGAAGTGGAAGTAATTATGTTTATATGGCTTTTGCTCAAAATCCTTTTGTAGCAACAAATAATGTAGTGGCAACAGCGAGGTAAGATGGTCTCAACTCTTAAAGTAAACACTATTAAAAAACAGTCAGGGTCCTCGATCACGATTGGAGAATCAGGTGATACAATTACCATTACGGCCGGTGCTACACTTTCAGGTACAGTAGCAGGAACATATACGGGAACTGTAACTGGCACTGTTAATTCAGCATCAATTACAGCCAAAGGTGATGGAGCATCTGCTGACGGAAAGATAACTCTTAATTGTTCTCAAAACAGCCACGGAGTTAAAATACAATCACCAGCACACAGTGCAGCACAATCATATACATTAATACTACCAACGTCAGTTGGAACAAATGGACAAGTTTTAGCAAGTAATGGAGCTAGCTCCAATCAATTATCATGGATTGATGCAACAGAAACTAAACCAACAATTAGTTCTATCAGTCCAACAGTTATAGAAAATACTCAAACAGCAATAACAATTACAGGAACTAATTACGTTAATACTCCTATTGTAGAAGCAATAAATACAACTGGTGCAATTTTTGCAGCTGATTCTGTTTCTTTTACAAGTGCAACAACATTAGTAGCAAATTTTACTTTAGCTACTGACGGCACATATTTTATACGAATAGAAAATAATGATGGTAATGCGGTTCGTAGTGGAACAGCTATTTTAACAGTATCTGATGCTCCTGCTTGGCAGACATCAGCAGGAAGTTTAGGTAGTTTTGAAGGTGGTAGTTCAGTGGGTACAATTACTTTAACTGCTACTAATTCTACTGGAATGACTATACAATCAGGTGCTTTGCCTGGAGGATTAACTTTAAATTCAGGGAGTGGTTCTTCTACAATTACAGGAACAGAATCCGGTGCAACTACCGATACAACATATAACTTTACCGTAAGAGCAACAGATGCTGAAGGTCAAACTGCCGATAGAGCCTTTTCAATAGCAATAACTCTTGGTATAAGTAACTCAGCGAGGTTTGAACAATAATGACAGATACGTATTTATCACGAACACTTGAAACTCCATCAAGTCAAAAAAAATTTACCATAAGTTTTTGGTTTAAAAACTCAGGAGCTGGAGATGGCAGCACTCGGTATCAATGGCATGCCTATAAAGGTTCAGCTGGAGATTCTAGCTGGATGGGTTTAGGTTGTAATGGTGATGGAAAATTTTTATTAACAAGTTGGTATGGTCAAACAAATGTAACACTTTCTGCAATGATAAGAGATCCTGCCGCATGGTCACATGTAGTTGTGCAAGTGGATACATCTCAAGGAACTGCTGCAGATAGAGTAAAATTTTATATTAACGGAGTTGGACCAATAACAGATTTAGCTACTAATAGTTATCCTGGTCAAGATTCTACTTTTACTTGGGCAGAATCAGGAGCAACAATGACATGGGGATGTGCTTGGAATAGTTCTCCTGCTGCTTATGGATTTACAAATGGATATTTAGCAAATTGTGCTTATGTTGATGGACAAAACATTGCTCCTACAGTTTTTGGACAAACAGACTCTACAACAGGAGAATGGAAACCAAAAATTGTAAGTGGTGTTACATGGGGAGATAGTGGATCTTTTTTAGAATTTAAAAATTCTGGAGCAATGGGAACAGATACAAGTGGAAACACTAATACTTTTACTGTTACAAGTGCTCCTAATAATTTTCAAACTATGGATACTCCTAGTAATAATTTTATGACAATGAATAGACTTGATGTAGGAACAGACAATAATACAGTAACTAAAAGTGGTCTAAGAGTAGATGCAGGTTCTACTTCAGGGCAAACAGCGGAACAACATACTAGATCAACTTTTGCTTTAGAATCTGGAAAATGGTATTGGGAAATGAAAGTAGAGGCTAACTCAGCTAGTATGGGATTACTAACGTCAAACGATCCTTTAAATTCAACTTTTGCTAATGCTTCTTTTAATATAATACAATATACTCCAAGCGGAGAAATTAGATGGAGAAAAGAAGGATCACAAGTAACTAAAACTACAGGAATAGATAGTTATACAACGGGTGATATTGTGATGTGTGCTTTAGATATGGATAATAAAAGAGCATACTTTGGAAAAAATGGTGTATGGCAAGGAGATCCAACACCAGACCCAGCAAGTAGTCCAGCTGGTGCAGGACAAATGGCTCCTTTATTAAGTAATTATTTTTATCAAGCACTGTCTTTTGATGATTCTTCAGGAAGTTCAGGAAGATCAGATTGGAATTTTGGTAGCCCAATATTTTCTATTAGTTCAGGTAACACTGATGGAAATAGTTTTGGAACCTTTGAATATGCAGTACCATCAGGGTATTATGCAGTTAACACAAAAAATATTAACTCATACGGATAAGATATGGCATACACAACAATTAATGATCCTTCAGCGCATTTTCAGTCACAAATTTATACAGGTAATGGTTCAACTCAATCTATTACTAATCAAGGCAATTCAAATTTAAAACCAGACTTTATATGGATTAAAGATTTAGGTAGTCCTAATGATCATAAGTTATCAGATTCTAATAGAGGTTCAACTTATACTATGGAATCAAATACAAATGAAGTTGAATACAATGATACTAATGCGGTTACTTCTTTTGATACCGATGGTTTTTCTCTTGGTAATAATTCAAACGTAAATGATAACAGTGCACCCAATGTGGCGATGCAATGGAAAGCAAATGGTGGAACTACAGCATCTAACTCTGATGGGAGCATAACTGCTACAGTACAAGCAAATACTACAGCAGGATTTTCTATTATTAGTTATACAGGAACAGGTTCAAATGGAACTATTGGTCATGGTTTAAGTAAAGCTCCTGAATATTGGGTAGTAAAACCTCGTACGAATGTAAGTGATAATCAATGGTTTGCTTGTCATACAGACATTTCTTTTAGAACGAGTACATCTTATGCAGATTATTTTATTCATTGGGATACAGACGGAGGAAAACAAGATAACGCTTTAATGTGGAACGACACAAAACCAACAGCTACTACTATTAGTTTAGGAACTAAATCTGGAACAAATGGTAATGGTGGATCTTTTGTTTGTTATGCTTGGCATAGCGTAAAAGGGTATAGTAAATTTGGTGGATACGATGGTAATGGCCAGGATGATGGTCCTTTTGTTTATTGTGGTTTTAAACCGGCTCTTGTTTGGTTTAAAAGAGCTGATGCTAGTGCTGGCTGGTTTATGTTTAATAAAGACAAACCTAAATTTAACGTAATGAATCAAAGAATACTTACTAATACTAATGCTGCACTAGATACAAGTAATGATAATAGAATTGATTTTTTAAGTAATGGTTTTAAAATAAGAGATGATGGCACTGGTATGAATACAAATACTGCTGCTTACATGTTTATGGCTTGGGCACAAAATCCTCTAGTAGCATCCAATAATGTGGCAGCAACAACTCGTGGAGTTCAAGCGTAGTATGTCAGAAGTAAAAGTAAATACTATAAAAAAATATGATGGATCCTCAATTACGATTGGTGAGTCAGGTGATACAATTACAGTAACAGCTGGAGCAAGTTTATCTGGTTCTGGTTCTGGATTAACAACACTTAATGCAACACAACTTACTTCAGGAACTTTACCTGACGCAAGATTTCCAGCTACGTTGCCGGCTATATCAGGTGCGAACCTAACAAATTTACCGGCCGAAACTAAACCTACAGTTACAAGTGTTACACCAAGCACAATAGAAAATACTGCAACTGACGTTGTTGTAGGTGGAACAAATTTTGTGTCAGTTCCTACTGTAGATGCTATATCTACAACTGGTGCAATTATAACAGCAAACACAGTTACTTATACAAGTGCAACATCAATTACAGCTAATTTTACACTACCAACAGATGGAACATATTTTATTCGTGTAGAGAATAATGATGGTAATGCTGCAAGATCAAGTAGTGCAATATTAACAGTATCTGATGCTCCTGTTTGGACAACAAGTGCTGGGTCACTTGGAACTATTGCTGGTAATTTTTCAGGTGCTGTAGCTACGGTAGCAGCTACTGGAGACACTATTGTTTATTCAGAAACAACCAGTGTTTTAACTAATGCAGCACAAGCTAATTGTTCGCTTAATTCTTCTACAGGTGCTATAACTACAACTGATTTTGGTGGATCGTCTACATCTGCTACCACTTACAGTTTTACTCTTAGAGCTACAGATGCTCAGGGCCAAACAGCAGATCGTGCTTTTACACTAACATCTAGTTTTGCAGTATTAAATGCAGGAAGGTTTGACGGATAATGGCTACAAATTTAACAAGAACAATAGGAACACCAACTTCACAAAGAATAGGAACACTTTCTTTTTGGTTTAAAAGATGTCAAGTTAATCGTGGTGTTGCTTCAGGGTCTACAAAAATAATTCAATATCAAGGAAGTCCTACTTATTTTTCTATGTATATGGATGATAGATCTGCAAATGCAAACTGGTCAAGATTAAGAATACATATGGATGATACTCAATCACCTCAATATGTTGTAGGCACTGAAATGAGATTTAGAGATTGTAATGCATGGTATCATATGGTTATTCGTATTGATACAACACAAGCTACTGCAGCAAATAGAATACGAGTTTATGTTAATGGTGGAGGAGGTATTTCTGGTGGTGGCTATGCACAATTAGGTGGTTTATCAGATGAAGGAAATCAACCGGCTCAAAATTATGACATACCAGGTTGGGCAAGTGGAGAAACTACTACAATTGGTAATGGATCTTCTATGTATTTAGCTCAAATGATTTTTGCTGATGGTCAATCATATGCACCTTCTACTTTTGGTTCTTTTGATTCAAATGGTGAATGGATACCTAATTCCAGTCCTACTGTTACTTATGGTAACAATGGATATAAATTAGATTTTACAGCAGATGGGGCTTCAGCTGCTTCAGGTAATTTTGGTTCGGATAGTTCAGGTAATAACAATCATTTTACTTCTAATAATTTAGGAACACATCCAGCTGTAACTGATGCTCCTGAAAACAATTTTTCTACGTTAAATTATTTACAACCTTATGTTACTACTAATGGTTTAGAGGGAACTTTAACTAAAGGTAATTTATATGCTACAGGAACTGCTAGTGGTAAAACTTCAGGTGTAGGAAACATGGGATTAAGATCAGGTAAATGGTATTGGGAAGCAAAGCTAACTGCAGATAATGATTATAGCTTAATAGGTGTTCATTCTCATATAAATAAAATGGTAAACAACCAACCAAACGGAAATGGTGTAATAGGATATTCAAATCAAGGTTGGGCATATTGGACTTATAGTACTGGTTATAAAATGAATAATGATACTTCTGCATCATGGGGAGTTGATGCTACGACAGGAGATATTTTAAGTGTTGCTTTAGATTTAGATAATTTAAAAATATATATTGCTAAAAATGGCACATGGATGGACAGTGGAGATCCAACAAGTGGAGCTTCGGGCACAGGTTCAATGTATACATTAACCGCTGTTGATAGTACTTTTGATAAAGCTTATTTTCCTGTTGTAGGAGATTCATCTTCATCACAAACTGCTACATGGGAATTAAATTTTGGTAATCCAACTTTTTCTATTTCATCAGCTAACGCTGATGCTAATGGATATGGTAAATTCGAATACGCTGTACCGTCAGGGTATTATGCTGTATGTTCAAAGAATGTAGGAGTATACGGAGGTTAATATGGCAGTCTTTACAACAATTAATGATCCATCAGTTCATTTTCAAGCTAACGAATATACTGGTAATGGTAACGATGATAAAGTAATTACTAATTATGGAAATTCAAATTTACAACCAGATTTTATTTGGTTTAAACAACGAACAGGATCAACTAGAGATCACATCTTTATAGATTCTACAAGTGGTGTTACTAAAAATTTTAGACCTAATACTAGTGACGCTCAATATACAAACTCAAATTATGTAAAATCTCTTGATGCAGATGGATTTACTTTAGGAACAAGTAACAGAACAAATGATGCTGATGATCCATTTACTGCTTGGCAATGGAAAGCTAATGGTGGAACTACAGTTACAAATAACGATGGTGGTACAGCTTCTACACTTCAAATAAATTCTACAGCAGGATTTGTTTTAGGTAAATTTACTGCACCTGGATCTACTGGAACTACAGTTGGTCATGGTCTTGGAGCAATCCCTGATTTCTTTTTTGCAAAAGATTTTGGATCAGGTGGTTGGTATGGAATGTGGCCTTCAACTTTTGGCGGAAATCAATCTACTGGACTAAATACAACAGACGGTTTTGGAACTGTTTCTGGTTATAGTACTTTTACTTCTTCTACATTTACTCAAGGACAAGGTGATAGTGATAATCATATGTTTTGGGCTTGGAAAAATACACCAGGATTTTTTCATGCTAGTTATTATAAATCTAATAATAATGCAGATGGACCTTTTCAGTATTGTGGATTTAAACCCGCTTTAGTGTGGGTTAAAGGAGATGGAGGAGGAGTAAATTGGAGAACCTATGGTGATCAAAGAATGGGATATAATCCAAAAAATGCTTTTGTAAGTTGTAACAGTGATGCTGAAGAAACTAATGCAACCAATGCAGAAATGGAATTTTATTCAAATGGATTTAAATTAACTGCTGCAGAAGGAGATGCTAATTACAACGAAATGGATGTAGCTTTTGCTGCTTGGGCAGCTAATCCATTTATGTCATCCACAGGCGTTCCGACAACAGGAAGATAAAACATGGCACTCGGGATTATATCTTTTTCCGAGAGTCCGATTTCCTCTTTAGGAAAACAGGATGCGGTAGCTGTTGTTACAGGCCAAAGTATTGGTACTCTTACAGCTGGCACAGTTGTTGCCAGTTGGAGCCATACTATAGCTGTTAGTGGAAATCCTCTTGACATTGTATTAGGCACTGAATCAGTTGTTGCTAATACAATTGCAACACCTTCTGGAGAAGAAATTACTTCTACTGTTGGGAATGTTACAGTTGAGGCAATAGCCAATCCTACTGTTTCAGTTTCAGCATTAAATGAATTAACAACTAATATTGGAGTTTATGCTGTAACAGCAGGAGGCGCAGTAGAAATAAATGCAGCTGAAGAACCTGATATGGATTTATTTACAGGTACTCCTGTAGTTGTAGCTAATGCTAATGTTAGTGTAACAGGTCAAAGTATTGGCACTCTTACAACAGGAACGGCTACTGTTGAGGCAATAACCCTGGTCCCTGTCTCAACTAACCTTGTTGAGACATTTATGGAAGATGTTACAGTTCAAGCAACTGGAGCAGTTCAAGTAACAGGTCAAAGTATTGGTACATTGACTGCAGGCACTACTACTGTTGTAGCAAGTTCAACAGCTCTACCAACAGGTAACATTATTTCTAGTACTTTAGCTGATGTTACTCCGATCCAAACAGCTAAACCAGAACCAACAGGTTTATCTGTGTCTATAGCGTTAGCAGATTCTACAGCGGTATATGCATGGACAGAAGTCGATGATTCTGAAACTTCAACATGGACAGAAGTCGATGATAGTGCTACAATGACATGGCAAGACGCAGCATAGGATAATTTATGGCATCAACATATTCAGCACTATTAAATTTAGAACTTATAGGTTCAGGAGAGCAATCTAATGCTTGGGGTAATACTACAAATAACAATTTACAATATGGATTAGAATACTCTATTGCAGGAGTTTATACTAAAAACTTGTCTGCAGCTTCTAGTCCTTATACTTTAACTTCTGCTCAAAGTATTAGTTCAACACAATCTGATAATGAATCAAGACAAGCTGCTATTATATTTACAGGTCATGCTTCTAATTTTGTTATTCAATTTCAAGCTACTCAAAAAACTTATTTTTTAAGAAACAATAGTTCTGCTTATACTATTACTGCTAGATTAGGTGGTGCTGGTAATACTTATGTTATTCAACCTAGCACAAGTGTATTTTTAGCAACTGATGGAACTAATTGGTATGTTCTTCAAACATCAGGAACTGATTGGGTTACAAAAAGTGGAGCTTACACAGCTTTTCCTGGTGATAAAATTTTTGTTAACACTTCTGGAGGAGCAGTTACTATTACGTTACCTGCAGCTCCAGCAACAGGTGATGAAGTAAGTTTTATAGATTTAGCTAGTTCTTTTGATACACATAATTTAACTGTAGGAAGAAATAGTTTAAAAATTAATGGAGGAACTACAGATCTAACAGTAGCAACAGAAGATGCAGGATTTACTTTAGTTTATTCTGGTGCAACTTACGGATGGAAATTAACGGAGAAGTAATATGGCAACTTATGAATCTATCAAATATAAAATATCAGGCGCTGCTGTTACAGGCGTGCTTCAAATCTCAAGCAATCTTAGTGATGTAGCTTCACCAGCAACGTCAAGAGATAATTTAGGCGTTGAAATTGGAGCCGATGTACAAGCTTTTATTTCTGCAACTGCAGGAACGAATGCTAATGGTGCAAGAGTTGTAAGCACTAGTGGACCTAGTGGTGGGTCTGATGGAGATATTTGGTACAAATACACATAATGCCTCATGCCAATTTACGTTAAATCAGGTGGAACTTGGCGTGAGATAAGTTCAGATACTAGCTCACAATTATATGTGAGAGATAGTACATCATTTACCAATAAAACAATTACAAATGCTTATATAAAAGATGGTGGTTCGTGGAGAACTGTTTTTACTTTATTTGATACACCTGCAAGTTTTACAACTGCAGGTTCAGGTACAACAACTTTTGCTGTTCCAGGTAATGCTAATGCCATTCATATTCAACAAGCCGTAGCCGGAGGAGGTGGATCTATGAATGGATTAGGATATGATAAAGGAGGAGGAGAACAAGGTGGTCGTGGTGGAGGATCAGGTGCATATGTATCCGATAAAGTATTTACTGTGGTAGGAGGAGAAACTCTTACATCTGTAGTAGGAACAGGTGGTGCAAAAGGCACTAATAGTGGTTTTAATTATACTGCTTCTGCTTCAGGAGGGACATCAACAAGTTTAAGTGGGGCTAGCACAGGCTCAATATTTTCTCTTGGAGCAGGAACCGGTGCATCTTATTCCGGTGGTTACGTTCAAGGACCTTTAGCAACACAAACATCAGGACAAGCAGGCGCAGCAACAATATCAACATCTTTATCAACTGGAACTACTGTTGATGGAGTAAATATTACAACGTTTAATACAGGTCGTGCTGGTAGTTTTAATGCTGGTGGAGCTGGAGCAGAAGGAACTCCTACAGGTGGAGCTAGTGCAGCTCCAAATTGTGGTGGCGATAACTGTAGTATAGCTGGGGCTGACGGCGGTGCTTCTTATAATGGAAATGTAGCCGGAGGAGGTGGTGGAAACTCAGGTGGTGAAGGTTCAGCAGGACAGTTTGGTTCTGGCGCCGGTGGTGGTGGAAAAGAAAATCAAGGTAATACTGGCGGTGATGGTGAACTTGTATATAGATTTTTAAGGATTGCATAATGCCACTTACAAAAATACAATTTGCTCCAGGAATAGATAAACAAAACACTGAATATGGTGCAGAAGGTCGTTGGACTGATTCTGATTTAGTTAGATTTAGATATGGATTACCAGAAAAAATTGGTGGTTGGACTAAATTAATACAAGAAAAATTAATAGGTGTTGTAAGAGATATGCATGCCTGGTCCGATCTTAATGGTATACGATACATGGCCCTTGGCACAGATAGAAAACTTTATGTTTATTCTGAAGGAGCTGCTTATGATATTACTCCTATTAGAGCTACTCAAGCAGGATTAAGTAATCCTTTTGCAACTACTAATGGAAGTGCAATAATAACAGTAACAGATACAGCGCATGGAGCTCAAGCAGGAGATTTTGTAACCTTTAGTGGGGCATCAACTACAGCTGGTCTTGATATGAATAAAGAATTTGAAATAACAACTTATGTTGATGCTAACAGTTATACAATTACTTACACAGGAAGCACAGCTAACGCTACAGGAAATGCTGGAGGAACAGTTACAGCAACTTATGATATAAGTGTAGGACTTGCTAATTCTGCATATGGTTATGGATGGGGAACAGGTGCATGGAATACAGGAACATGGAATACACCAAGATCTACTTCAACAGTTAAAATTGAAGGCAGACAATGGTCTTTTGATAATTTTGGTGAAGATTTAATTGCAACTGTTAGTGAAGGTGGAACATACAGATGGGATACTTCTGTTGGAACAGGAACTCCAGCTGCTATTATTACTCAAGCGCCAACAAATTCTAGATTTACTTTAGTTTCTCCTGTTGATAGACATGTATTTTTATTTGGAACAGAAACTATTATTGGAACTTCTTCTAGTGCCGATCCTTTGTTCTTACGTTTTTCTTCTCAAGAAGATTATAATACTTGGATACCAACAGCTACAAACACAGCAGGTTCATTTAGAATTCAAGATGGTTCTAAAATTATGGCAGCAGCTAGATCTAGAGGAGCTATCTTAGTGTGGACTGATACTTCTTTACACGGTATGCAATTTGTAGGACCTCCTTTTACTTTTTCATTAAATCAATTAGGAGCTAACTGCGGAGCTGTATCAAATCATTGTGTTAAAGATGTTAATGGTATTACTTATTGGATGTCTCAAAATTCTTTCTACATGTTTGATGGTGCAGTTAAAAAATTACCGTGTAGTGTACAAGATTATGTGTTTGGAGACTTTAATATTACTACTCAACCAGAAACATATTGTGGTTTAAATTCAGAAAAAAATGAAATTACTTGGTTTTATTGTAGTTCTAATGCACAACAAATTGACAGATATGTAACACTTAATTATTTAGAACAATCTTGGTCTATTGGAAGTTTAGCTAGAACTTCTTGGGTTGATTATGGTGTTTATGAATATCCTTATGCAACAGAATATTCTACTACTGCTAGTGGAACTGTTCCTTCTGTTTTAGGATTAACTGCAGGAGCTTCTACATTCTTTATTCAAGAATTTGGTTTCGATGCAGATGGTAGTGCAATGACTGCTTTTGTTACTTCTGGAGATTTTGATATTCAAGATGGTCAAGAATTACTTCACATTGGCAGAGGGATACCTGATTTTCAAAATTTAGCAGGTTCGGTAGATTTATCTTTAACATTTAAAACTTATCCTGCTTCTTCTACATCAATAACAAAAACTTCTACTGTATCGACAACTACTACTAAATTTGATATACGAGGAAGAGGTAGACAAGGACAACTAAAAATAGAAAGTGATGCTATTGGAGACAACTGGAGATTCGGAACTTTACGTTTAGATGTTCAACCAGATGGAGGTAGATAATGGGAAAAATAAGTACAACAAGATTACCAAACGCAACGCCTGAATATAATCAAACTCAGTTTGATGTTTTAATTAGATTATTAGAACAAGTTATTCAGCAATTAAACTTTGGTTATCAACAAGATTTAAAAGACGAATCTACAGCAAGGACATGGTTCCTTGGCTGATTCATTTAAAAGTTTTACCTTACAAGGAACAGGGACAGTTTACACTGTTCCAACAGCGAATCAAAATTCGCAACCTCCTATATTGCCAACTACTACTTTAATAAAAAGTATTTACTTATCTAATCAATCTGGTGGAGCTGTGGCAACGACAGTTACAATGCTAGATTCAAGTAATTCTAATTTAGAGGTAGAGTTATATAAAGACAGTTTAGGAGATG